CCATTGTATAAAGGAAAAAAAGCAAATTCGCCAACATCTAATCTAAGCTTAGCGTCTCCTCCAAGTTTTACTTGTAACCACGCAGCAGCATTTGATGATGATGCATTTTTTAAATATACATAATTAAAAGCACTGTTAGTAGCTAAAACGTCTTGTGCAGATCCAGTAGCTATAGATTTTCTAGACATTCCCGTAGTTGGTTCTCCAACACTTAACGAATCGGTAACTGTAACGTTTAAAGCATCGCTTACAGCATCTGAACTTGTCAGTGTTAATTTTGTTGTTAATGTTGCCATTTTATTTTAATTTTATTTGTTATTATTTTTTTGTTTTTTCTAATGATCTACCACCAAAATAAGCACCAATTACTGTAATTAATACTATTTGTAATAAATCAGTCCATTTTTCTTCTACTACAAAGTTAATTGATCCTGCATCAATAAATATCATTAATACTGTACATACAACTAAAAATGCTAAAGTTAATGGTCTTATATTTTTAGATAACCATGAATCAGAGTTCATGTCTGCTTGCCATCTAGAGGTTATTTCTTTTTCCATTTGAGTTTCATATTCTGCTAGTAACTCTTTTACCTTTAACTCTGCAGCGAGTTTTTCTTCTTTAGATGTATGTAAGTTATCTATAACATCACCTACACCTTTTACTAAGTTTGCGGCTCCACCGCTAAATAATTTATCTAACATAATTTTTATCTTTTTCCACCATGATATTCTACTGCATGGCCTTCGTTAATTAATAATTGATTTAGACTTTCAAGAGTTAATTTTTCTTGTCCATCTACCATATCTAACATAATTTCTCCTAAACATCTACCAAACTTACCTACACCATGAGAGCATAATGTTATATTTTTACATCCATCTAAAAGTTGTTTAACTCTATCTTTAGCAGCTAAACCTCTAGCTTTTTCTTCTAAATCTCTTGTTCTAGATTCTGGTGTATTTATACCCATAAATCTAATTCTTTTTTTAATTTTTACATCAAAGCCTAAATCTATTTCAGCATCAATTGTATCTCCATCAATAACTCTTAAGACTTCTATTTTATAATTATACATTATCTAATAATATAGTTAACACCAAATTTAAAATCATACCACTCACGATTCCAATATTTATTATATTTACCTTCTACAAAATATCCTAAATGTTTATTTACTTTTATACCGTATATTAAACCTCCTGAGTAATCATACCATTGTTTGTCGTCTATGTAATTATGATAAGAAAACTCATTACCATCATTATAATGATATGGTAATAAATTACCCCATGCATGCAGCCATGTGTTTTTATTATATTTATAATAATCAAACCCTATAACTATAGAGTGTTGTATAATACGACTTAATTCATTTCTTTTTTTAGTTGTATAGTCAGCTAAAACTTGAGGTATAACAACTTCTTTCCAAACATCAGCACTGTTAGCTACTACATTTCCAGATGGATCTTTATACTCACTATTATGCACATCTATTGTATATCCTTCTTGTATTGCTAAATATGTATAATGTAAATTACCATTAGATAACATCCAATCTGCTAAAGGATCATATCCATATGGTTCTGCTAATCTATGTGTTAAACCTATACTAAAAGCTAAATTTTTATCTTTTTTAAATCTATATCTTTCTGATAATTCAAAATATTCAACATCTGCAAAACCATCTTTTAAATATTCTACTTTAGCAGCAAAATGATCAATACAAAGTGGGCCATCACAATTATCATCAGAACTATACCTAATAAAATGATGCTGATCTATGTAGTCTATACCTTGTTGTCTAGCGTAGTCTATTTCAAACAAGTACTCAAAACCTTGCACCTTACCAACTGTAGCAGCGTCTGTATAATTAGATTCTGTTCCATCATAAAATGTATTCGCTCTATTTTCATATCCAAATCTAGCTATTTTTCTTACACCTACAGTTAAAGAGTAATCATACGGAGTTTCTATAATAGATGTTTGTAGCCCATCTAAAACAGAAAATTGCTTTACATCACCGTATACAGTAGCAAATTTAATTTGATCAGTAAAAAATTGTTTAAAATCAATTTCTTTAATATGTTCTAAACGTATTTGTCCTTGAGCAATGCTAGATAAGCATAAAAATATAATTAATAATTTTTTCATTTAATAACTTTTCTTTCTGTTGTACCGTCATCATATATATAAAACAGTACTTTATTTTTTGTTTCTTTAACTTCTCTTCCTAATAAATCAGTAATCCTTAACAATTTTTTCTCTGTTACTCTAGCAGGAGGCATAGGCATTCCATCTGCACAGTGATCATAAGTTAATGCACATATTTCATCCCATTCATTTTCACAACAATATTCATCAACTTCAATTACCCAGGCATAACAAGGATCGTTTAACCAGTAAGGAATACCAGGTCCAGTAGTACAACCAGCACTATAGAGACAAGAACTACTGTCATTAACATTAGCACTAACGTTATAATTATATGCTCCTTGATCCATGCATCCTTCAACCACAGCCACACACGAACCGTTGTCAGTATTAGCTGTTGAATCATAATTAAGAGCAGTACTATCCATACAACCATAAATGTAAGGAATACAACTAAAATCTTCTGTATTGGCTTGCGCATTATAATTAAGCATAGAAGGATCAGTACAACCATAAATATAAGGCACACAATTACTAGGAGTGTATTCTGCATTTGCTAAAGGATTAAAATTAAACATTGTTGAATCTGTGCACCCATACTCAAAAGGTATGCAGCTTCCGTCATCTGTATTTGCTGTTGAATCGTAGTTAAACATACTAGGATCTATACACCCATATATAAAAGGTATACATGTATCTGGAGTATTAGCTAAAGGATCATAATTAAAAGCTAGCGGCTGCATACAACCCATAATAACTGGAGTACATCCTCCATTGTCTAAATTTGCTAACGAATCATAGTTGAAGGCTGTAGAATCTGTACAGCCCCACAAAGCTTCTGTTAAGCACGTCCCATCGTCATAGTCTGCCGTAAAACCTTGTGTATAATATTCTAGGTATTGTGGATCAACACATCCAGGACTGTAATAACAACTACCATCACTAGTATTTACCGTATCATTATAGTTGTAAGCTGCAGTGTCCATACACCCATAAATATAAGGTGTGCATATAGTAGGACAATTTGGTAAAGCTATATATTTATCTGGAAACAACATTATTCTGTCACTCCAAGGATTTGTACCACCTGAAGCTATAACATTACCTTCTGGATTTATTAATCTAAAACCTATTTGATCTATAGTAGCATCAGAACTTGTTTGTGAATAAGCTCTAATTGTAACTGGGTGATTTGATTTTAATTCTAAGTTTATAGTTTCAACAAAAGAACTTATATTAGTATAAGGACCATATGAATTACCTAATTGATTTACTACAACGTAAGCACCTAACCAACCATCACCACCACCATCAGTAAGCTCTAGTACATAACCACAAGTATCTTCCATAAGTGGCGTGTTAGCCATAGGATTAAAATCAAACATAGTGCTATCCATACAACCTATTACTCTAGGTGTAACACATAACGCTGGATTATCTATGTCAGCAGCTGGATTAAACTCTAAATAAGCTGGGTTTGGACAACCAACAACAGGTATCCAACTACAGTCTTTCATTAAAAACACATCTGATGTATCGCCGTTACCAAAGTTTAAGTTGTCACCTGGTGTTAAACTATATATAGTATCACCACACTCGTCTGTAACTAAAGCATAACCATCAACACCACCAAAACAACTTCCACATATACCGTCGCCATACGAGTCATATATCATAAATCTTACCGTATCATCTATAGGTACACATATTGTTTCAGTATATAAATTACCAGTACCTATATTGTAAAAGTAGCCTTGCGGTAAGAAAAACAAGGTACTATCATCTTGGTTTAATATACGCATAGATGTTTCGCCTGCGTACGTATCTGGTATAAACTCAATAGTTATAGAGGTTTTTGTAGTATCAGCACAATCATCTTGAGGTGGTGGTATTGCTAAACAAACATCAGGTATATTAGCTAATGGATTATAATTATCATATGCCGGATCCATACAACCTTCAATACAAGTAAATTCACTAGCATATATTGTATCAGTAAAAGTACCATCAGCCATTTCTAAAACCATCCAAAAACCTTCTGAACTAGCAAAAGGATCGCCAGGACTGTAGTTATTATAAAAAGAATAATTAGTTTGGTTTTGATTACCCCAAGCCCAAGAATACGTGTTATAAGGTGTACCTCTATGTACATTAGCTATAACACAACCACTATCCAACGGTTGCCACTCAACCCAAGTTCTAGCATAACCATACATACAAGTGTCTGTAGCTATTAACGTTGGTGCACAATTTTGTGCAAAACTAAATATTGGTAATAATAATAATAATAATAATTTTTTCATTTTATTCTCCACATTTTTTTGACGGATCATTAACTTGTCTCCAGTCTTGTTCTAACCACTTTTTTAAACTACCTCCACTACCAGTACCACTAACATTGCTTTTACTAGATCTTTTATATTTGCCTTGTGCAGCAGCAGCTCTTTTTGCATTAACAACTTTTTGTCTTTCTGCTTGACTCATACTAGCTATTTTAGCTTTAGGTAAACAAACTTTTTTAGTACCACCACCTTTTGTTCCTTTTTTCATAGGTGATATACCAAAGTTACGCTCCATAGGATTACTTCTAAGTTTAAACGGCATTTTCTTTTTGTTTTTTTAATTTTAATTTAGCTTGTTTAGCTAATCTTGCTTGTTCCATTTTACCCATAACTCTAGCTCTTTGTTCTAGCACAGTAAGTATTTGTACTTTTCTAGCATAAGGCTTGTTTATATTCATTACTTTTGCTATTGTTTTTCTAGCATCAGATACTGTAGCAAACTTTATACTTACAGTATCTTTTGGATTTTCATCCGTATATAAACGTCTATCACTTCCTTTAGGCTTTTTACCTGTGCCTACAACTGGGTCTTTTGCCATTAACACTTATGTCTAGAAGCCCATATATTAGCATATGCTGATGGGTAAACTTTAAATTTTCTTTTTGCAGCAGCTTTTTGGCAAGGCTTTAGTTTACCTTTCATAGGTGAACTATCTTCTTGCTTAACAAAAGCTTTTAATGGTGTATTTCTTTGTCTCATATTTTATCTTTTATATGTTTATATATGTCTTTACCTATTTGCTCACCAAATATAGAATCTGATTTATAATGAGCTCTTGCAACTCTTCGACTATATGATATATCTTTAGCTGCTTTCATTAACTTTTTTTCTTTATTAGGATATTTATCACTTAAAGCTAAAGCTATTAAATAACCTTGTATACTGTGGCCTGATGGATATGAAGGTGTTTTCATAGTATCTAGCTCTATATCTTTCATTTTTATACCCATTTTTTTAGCTAAAACTTTAGGCCTTGGTCTTTTGTGATAATTTTTTATTTTGTCACTAACTTTATCACTTGCGTTAATTAATTTTTGTATCAACGGATCTTTACCAACAATATTTTCAAAAACTTTTTGACCATCATCCATTTCTTTAACAAAATTTTCTCTAATAGGTATTTTAGTTAATTCTATAATCTCACCTTTAGTTGTAGTAGAATTATCACTAGGTGGTTTTTTATCTAAATACTTTTGTATATCAAAATCTTTTAACAGTTCCATCTTCTTCTTGCTGCTTTACCTCTTTCACCAGTCCAACCTTTAGATCTAGCACAAAATGATTTTCTACGTTTAGCTGCTTTACTACCAGGTTTTAATTTTGAAGGTTTAGTTGTTACTGCTGTTTGTAATTTACTACCAGGATTATTACGTTTATATTCTTTAACACCTTTCTCAGTCATACCACCACCTGCAGCACCACCTGTAGCGCTTTTATCTTTAGCAACTTTGTTAAAGTTTTTACCAGGACCTATTGTTCTTCGTGGATCTGCTTTTGCAAAGGGACTTTCTTCTGTACGATCTTTACCAGGACTATTAACAGACTGTTTTACGTTATTGTTCATAAACGCTCTACGTCTACCACAGCTTGTTATAGGAAAAGGATTATTTCTTTGTATATATGCCATGTTAAAAATCACTCATTATTATATTATCTATTTCTTCTTGTACTTCTTCTTTTGTTGCTACTAGTGTAAAACTAAGATCAGCTTGAAATCTAGCAACTTCTTCACCGTCTTTAAATATTATTATTGTAGGCACAGATGCTATTTTATATTTTGTTTGTGCTTTCTTGTCACTAGCAACATCTGTGTAACCTATAGTTTTACAGTCTTTTAAACTTTGTACCCATGGTACATCATTAGCTTTATTCCAGCTAGCATTAAACTGCACTACTTTTATTTGACTAAAACAAACACTACAAGATAACATGATAATAATTATTAACATATACATAGCTCTTGTTTGCCAATTAATATTATCTATCATAAAGCTTGTCTTCAATTTTTTCCAACGTCTCTTTTATTTCTTTAACATCATCTTGAGTTGTCATAATAGTATTACGTATCATTTCGTCTTTCATTTGAAACTCCATACGTGTAACTTCGTCTGGTGGTAATTTTTCTATCCACTCTTCATTCCACTCGTTAGCTGGTAGCTCTTTAGCTTCTGCTATATCTGCTTGCAATGTAAACCACATACCAGCTAGTGTTGCTATTGCAAAACCAGCACCTATTATTGTTTTAATACTTAGCTTAAATGCTGTATCTTCATTTAATTCTTTTGCCATTTTAAAAAATTGTATAGTTTAAACCTAATTTAAAATCGTACCACTCTCTGTTCCAATATTTATTATATTTACCTTCTACAAAATAACCAAGCTGCTTATTTACTTTTATTCCATATATTAACCCTCCTGAGTAATCATACCACTGACCATCAACATAATTATGGTAACTAAATTCACTACCATCATCATAGTGATACGGCATTAAACTAGCCCAAGCGTGTAACCATGTGTTTTTATTATATTTATAATAATCAAAACCTACAACGAAAGAGTGTTGTATTGTTTTCTTTAGTTCGTTTCTTTTCTTTTGTGTATAATCAGATAATACTTGTGGTATTACTACAGCTTCCCACACCTCTGCGCTTGTTGCTACAACTTCACCTGCAGGATTATAATACTCATTATTATATACATCTACGGTATAACCTTCTTGTAGTGCTAAATATGTATAATGTATATTGCCATTGCTTAACATCCACTCATCTAAAGCATTATAACCATATGGCTCTGCAAGTCGATGTACTAAACCTACGTTCCAAGATAAATGCCTACCATCTCTATGTCTATACCTTTCTGACATTTCAAAGTATTTTACATCAGCAAAACCATCTTCAAGGTACTCTAGTTTTAAAGCAAAGAAGTTTACACATAATTCATCTGGGCAACCTTCATCAGAGCTAAATCTAATAAAATGGTGTTGATCTAAATAACTTTCACCTTCTTGTCTTTTGTAATCTACTTCAAATAAATATTCAACTCCTTTGACTTTACCTACAGTAGCCGCGTCACTGTAATTAGATTCTGTACCATCATAAAAAGTCTGTGCTTTATTTTCATACCCAAACCTAGCTATCTTACGTAAACCTATTGTTAAATTATAGTCATAAGGAGTTGAAATAGTTTGTGTAGATAAACCATTGTCTATAGAAAATACATCAACATCAGACAATGACGTACCACCGTTTACAGCAGCGTAAAAAGTAGAAAACTTTAAAAGCTTTTTAAGTTCTTCATTATCAATGCCTTGCCCACAACAAGTTTTTGGAATAGAACAGGCTACTAAAAGTACTGTTATTAATATTGTTATTAGTTTCTTCACCATTGTTATATAGTTACGTATTTTTTTAATTCTTTACCTTTTTTTTATTTTCAAGCTGTATAATTTTTTTAACTCTATCTTCTTCATACTTAAGAGCTTTTATTTGTTTAGGAGACAAACCTAAATCAATTAACATATTTACTTGATCTTTTTTATTCATTTTAAACAAATCTATTTCTCTTTGTTCTTGTTTGTCAGGAACATAATTTTCTATAGCATTTAAGGTTGAGTCCATTTTTTGAGGATCTTTATTATAATACTCCATTATTATATCAACCCTATTTTGTTCTTTTGGATAATCACTAGGATTTAAATCTAAACCTTCTATAATTTTAACTTGCTCTCTTTTGTTTAAATCAAATACATCTTTTTCTATTTCTAATAATTTTATTTCTTCTTTTGTTTTACCAGGATATTTTTCTTGAAGTCTTTTTTCTTCTCTATCTGTTTTCTTTTTTTCTTTTATATCTTCTTTAACTTCTTGTACAGTAGTATCTTCTATGCCTAAATTATATTGACTCCAACCTAAAAACAATAAAGCTCTTTGAAAAGCAGAGTTTTGACTGTTCAAAGCTTGTTGTATATTTTGAGTTTTTCTATATAATCTATTAACAGGTATATTAGTTACACCTTCTATAACGTTAGTAACAGCTGACCAAACTGGATTATCAATATCAAAAGTCTCCATTTCTTTTATAACATCTTCGTTATAATTAAGTGTTTTTTCTGCATTAACTATTTTTCTAGCTTTAATACCAAGTGGTGGTGATAAATTTAAAAACTCCATTAATACAGCACTTTCATCTGGATTATATTCTTTTTCTCTTTGCTCGTTAAATTTTATATACATATTTTTAAGAGTAGCTACAGTAGCACCCATTAAACCAGAACCTCTTAGTACAGAGTCTAAACTACCATTTATAATATACTCTTTTTTCTTTAATAAATCTTCATCTTCTTTTTCATCATCAAACATTAAAGCAAACAAAGCTGTTTGTAAAGTGTAGAATATTAAGTTTTGCATAGCAAAATAATATAATATTCTAGACACATTAGATATATCACTTTGTAATTGAGTTGTATTACCAGGTGTTATTCTTCTATTTTTAATATCTAAAAACGCTTTTTTACCTAACCTATTAAACTGTGATGTTACGTTTTGAAAAGCTAATATTATTTTACCAAGTGGTGAAGCTTGTTGTTGTGAAACCATATCAGGTCTTGCAGACTGCTGTGTTGCTTCTGCAATAGCTTGAAAATCATCAAAAGCTCTATTTTTAGCTTCAACTTCAGATAAACCTTGTTTTAAATAAGTATTAATTCTGTTTCTATAAAATGTAGCACCACCAGTAGCTATTGCTATATTATCACCTATTTGTGTAGGTAAAAAACCTATTTGTAAAAGCTTTGCTATTAAAGCTCTAGGTTTATTTTTAGCTTTACGTAAGCTAGCAGCTAACTCAGCGCCATTAACATCTGTTTTAATACCACCTCTTCTTTGTTTTAACATATCAGAGTTAAATATAAAAGCCCAGTCAGCCCAATATTGTTTTTGATCAGCAAATCTTGCTGCTGCTTTAAATATATTATTATCAGCAAAGTTTATAAAGTTTACCATAGACATTTGCTGTAACAAAGCAGATCTCATATTAAAGAACATGACAGAACCTACAGAACCGTTTATGTAATTCATAAACCTATTTACTAATTGGTTTTGTCCTGCTGGTCTGTTTCTACCAGTTTCAGTTCTATATAATATGTCTTCTAATGCAGATCTAAAACCTCTACCATATGCAGCTTCTATTTTATTTAAGTTTTCTGGTGAAAATACTATTTGTGCATTTTCATTAAACTCTGTAAAAAACTGTTGTCTACCAACTCTACCTGTAGCATCGTCTAAATCTGTTCTTATATCACCTGATTCCCAGCTTTCTGTTGGATCTACATATTCTTTTTGCTTAGATATAGTGTTTATATTTTCAGCATAAGACATTAAATTAGTGTCATCCATTACAAGCTTTACTAAATTAGCTTGATCAGTTTTACTTAAACCAGGTATTTTATAACCATTTTTATTCCATATATATACTCTTATAGCATCTTCAAAAGTAAAATCACCGTCTGGAGTTTTCTTTTTTAATTTTTTCTTAACATCAGGCATTTGTTTGTTAAGATTTTTGTAATCATTTGCAATACTTTGTTTAGCTGTATCTAACTCTCTATAAGCTCTATTTAACGGTCGTATTAAAACTCTTTCAAAAAAATCTCTATGCCTGTTACCTGCTTCACCTTTACCTAAAAAGTTATATATTAAACCTACAAAATCTTCGTGTGATGGTGGTATAAAAAATCTAAACTTACCTTTGTCAGCACCACGTTTTCTAGCTTTAACATCTGAAAAACGTTTTTCTGCTTGTATACCAGTAACCTCTTCTAATATAGTATTAAACTCTTTACCAGCAGACTTACTAAACTTAACTCTAGCTTGTTGTACTTTAGACTTAACATCAAACTGATCTAACATGTTTTTAACAGCTTGTACATTTTGTAAAGCATCATCAGCAAAATAAAAATCGTTATAACCTTCTGCTACTTTATCAGCAACCCAAAGTGCTTTTGCATCTGCTGTAGAATTACCAAGACCAGTTATGTTTTTTAAAGGTATATTTAAACCGTTACCTTTTAAAAAATCAAATATAGGTTTTTGAGCAGCTGGTGGTCTAGCTGTTAATACAAACATATTTTCAGGACCAAACTTGCCTTGTAGCTTCATGGCTTTTTCAAACAACGGTGCTAGTTTACCTTTTACAACTTTATTAAAATCAGAAAAGTCAAATGTATAACCTTGGTCTTGTAAGCTTTCATAACCACTAGCATATTGCTCTGCATTTAAAGTACCTGTAGTACCATCTGGTGCTGTATACTTAACTAATGACTCTGTTGTAGCTAATGTATCATCAAAATCTAAAATAGTAATACCTCTTGGTTTTCTATTTGTTGAACGAGAAGCTATAATAGCATTGTTTAATTTGTTTATATTTTCTATATTTGATTTACTATTACGTATATTACCAGCTTTATTTATATTATATTTATCAGCTACACTTTGGTTATCATCTATAGACTGTAAATTTTCTGGATCTAAATTAAACTCTTTACTATTAGCTGTGTTTTTATTAAAAAACCTATTAACAAATGTACTTTTATTTAAATCAAAATTTTCACCAGGCCCAATTTTTGTACTAAGTTTATCTATGACATCAGCATCTGTTTTACGTACTGCAGCTTGTATATAAACATCATCTCTTAGTATTTGGCCAAAAACTTCTTTAAAATTACCATCCATAATAGAATTCATTAATGTTTCTATTACATATATGTTTGGTACAGCATGCTCAAATTTTATAACTTCTGGTTTTCCTTTAACTGTTACATCTATATACTTAATAGGTGCACCTGTTTTAGCAGGATGAGAAGAATCAAGCGTAGATGATAAAGTTAATCTGTAAGCTGCTACGGGTAAAACTTTGTCCTTAGGATTATCAGTTATAGCATCGTTTAATAAGTTCCAAAACTTAATAAAATTATATCTACCTATTCTATTTAGTTCTTCTACTTCGTTTTTAAATGTTTTTTCAGTTATTTCTCCTTTATTAAGCTTTACTAAAAGTTTTCTAAAGTCTTGATCCATACGTGGATGTTTCTCTATACCTGCTTTTTCTTTTCCTCTACCTCTAACTACAAACACGTCTGTATATAATTTTGGTATTTCTCTTATTAATTCTTGAAAAGCTTTATTCTTACCTTTATTATACCAACTAATTAAATCTGTAGCTCTTAACACACCTAAATCATATGTAGCAATAGTAGAAGCTGGTTGTAAATGGTTATTTTCAAAAGATGTTATGTCGCCTTCTATAGGCTCATATTTTAATTTATATTTTTCAGCAAAACTTTTTAATTTTTTCTCACCAGCTTCATCTGCAGTTTCTTTAGTTTTACTGTACATAACATCTGGCGTACCGTCTTTAATATTTTGTACTGCTACATCATAGTTGTTTAAGCCTTTTATTTGTTGTCTAACGGCTTGATTAGACATCATCTTACCTGTTAGATTAGCTAGTGATAAAACTCTAGCAGAAGTGTTTCTATCAGTACGTACAGGCACACCATCTATAATACCAAAAACTTCTAAAAACTCTTTTCTGTTTATTTTATTTTTTACTTGAACAGCTAAACCAGCTTTACTACCAGTTTCTGTCATTTTAGCTCTATCAGTTTTTGTATAAAAAGCTTTTAATATACTATTAGGTACACCTGTTGATGTACCACTAGCTGTATTACCTTCTGGTAGCATCGCTATTAATATATCAGCGTTTTTACTAATAAACATTTGAGAAGACTGTAACTCGCTTTTAGTTATGTTAGCGTTTGTTATAAGTTTTTTAGGAGCTATACCAAACATTTCACCAACTATATCTGGTACTAAATTTTTTAAATTTTTAAATGTTAATTTACTAAAATCAAGTCCTGATAACTGATCTTCTATAGCTTGATCAACTTCATTTTTAACACCTAATCTTTCTGATAAAACAATTTTTTTCCTTTTTGGTTTAGCAGCAACGCTTGGTGTTTCTTGTTCTATAACTATATTTTCAGCAGCTGTTATTTCTTGTACAAACTCTTCACCTAAAATACGTTTAGAAGCTTCTATTGCTCTTAGTGGTAAGTTTTGATTTATGTAAGCAGCTAAAGGTACTCCAGCATCAGGGTTATATGTTCTAATTAAATCTAATATACCACCTTTACCTATTTCTATTTCACTAGTTAGTAACTCTCTATCAAAGCCAGGCGCTTGACTACGTCTATTAACTATTCTGTTTGTTATAGGTTTAAATTTATCTATTATTTGATAAGCACCTCTTTGCCCTTGTTCTTCATATATTTGTTGTACAGCGTCAGAGTCTGCTTTAGAGTATCTTATAGTACGATCAGCATCAGTAACAGTACCACCTGTTTTTCTAATTACATTAGTACTCAAAGCTCCTTTGTGTATGCTATTATTGTAGTCTTTTAAAAACTCATAAACACCGTTTGCATCATCAAAGTTTATTTGTTTAAAACCAAAAGCTCTTAGTATAGGTGTAAAAAATTCACCAATGTTAGAAAATATACCTTGATCAAAAGTTATATCACCATTAGCTATAGCATCTGATGTTAAAGTTATCCATTCATCTTTATATTTATCCATGTATTCTGTAGAGTAATTTTCTTTAGCTCTTTGCTCTACAACGCTCCATTGATCACCAAATCTATTTTTTAATTCAGTTTTTATATCACCTTCAAATATTTTACCTTCTTGTACTGCTTTTCTAAGTATACCGTGTAACAACTCGTGGCTACCGACATTAACAGCTTTTGTTTGTCTTGCTACTTCTTTATTTATAATAATCTCATCATTAACAATAAAACCATCTGAAACAGCAGCTTCATCACCATATTGAGTTCTAATTTCATCAACAGTTAATTTATCATTAACTTCTAAGTTATATAATGCACTGTGTTTTTTAGCAAATTCTATATTGTTTTCTAGCTTAGCATCAGCTTCTGCTTGTTCAAGTATATTAGCTAGTTTTTTTCTAGCTCTTACACTTGATGTTCTACCGTCTACAGAAGAATATTTGTTTATTATTCCGTCTATTTGTGCTTGTATATCTTCTAGTTTTTTCTTAGCACCTGGTACTGATGCTAAACCTGTTTTTTTAACGTCTTTTTCTGCTTGTTGTCTTTGTTTTTCAAGATTAACTAAAGTGTTTCTGTCAGCTTGATTTTCAACTTTTGGATCAACTTTTATTTCTAACTTAGCGGTTTCTATTTTATTATTAACAAAAGCTTCAAATACAGGGTCATTTTTAATTTCTATATTCATACCAAGAATATCAGCATTAGTAACATTTTTACTATTAAGCATGTTTCTTATAGTTTCCTTATTTAAGTTTCCACCGTTAACCTTGTATTGTTTATTTTTTACAGTATTTGCAACAATATCTACAACAGCTATATTACCAGTTACACCTAAAAGACCTTCTTGTGTTGCCGCAACAAGATCTACGTCTTGGTCAGCAGCTATTTGACCTAAAAGTTCACCACTAAAATCAGTACCACCTTCTATTAATGTAACAGCACCTGCTTGTTTTGAAACTGTTTTTAAAGTTGATGTACCTGATTCTATTCCTTTTTTCTGTATGTTTTTAGCAACACCTCTACTAATGCCAACACCAAGTCCTTGCATTGCAGCTATAGTTAAACCTCTTGCTAAACCTTGAGAATATATTCTTTCTACAGCATCTACATCGTTTAATATATCTCTAACATTTTCAGCATTAAAATATTCTACAGTATATTGGACACCTTCTTCTCGTGCTTTTGTTATTAACTCTTTTTCTAATAGATCAGACATAGTTAAAGCAGTTTCCATAGAACCTGTTAAACCCATATAAGCACCTGTAGCTGTTCTTGCAAAAGCTCCATACCCGCTCCACCAGCTAGTAGCAAGACCAGCACCACCACCGGCTAATACAGATTTTTGTACTTCATCAGAATAAATCAAAGAATAACCTGCTGTGCTCAAAGATCTAAGTAAATGAGTAGCACCTGCGTCTGGGTTTTTTATGTAAGCAGCCATTGTACCCCAAACACCATAACCCTCTTGCTTTAAAGTTTTTTGCCACTCATAATCAGCTCTTGTTTGAGGTAAATTTTTAACTAATACTAAAGCTTCAACAGATTTTTGAAGATCTTCTTCAGATATATCTTTACCTTGATTAAAAATTTCAAATGCGTCATCTACAGACTGACCAGTGTATTTACCATTGTTAAGACTAGTATAAAGATCTTCGTGAAAACTTTTATCATCAGACTCCATATTAGCATTATAAATGGCTTGTTGTTGTTCTTCTGCACTTAAAAGCATAAAATCAAACTTACCAGTTTTTTTATATTCTAAATACTGCTGATATTTTTCAGCGCCATAGTAACTTAAAAGCCTATCTTGATAAGTTTGTTTTTGATCACCGGGTATTATAAGATCACCTGTTACAGGATCTACAACAGTAGAAACACTATTGTTATTAATAACTATATTAGTATTATCTTGAACTGCAACTGGTGGCATTATTACATAACTATCAGTTTTTGCATCATATCTTGGACCTCCAATTTTAGGATCAACAATATCAATATCTTCTTGGTATTCTTGATAAAACGTAGGATTACCACCGTCATCTAAATTAAAATATATTTCAGCACCGTTTCTACCTAATATATCATCGTTTCTTGTTTTCCATGCAGAAGCCCAATCCATAAATTCATCAAGCGCGTTTCTACCAGTTTGATTAGTTGTATATTGTCCACTACCATCTAATGTAAAATCTGTTTCAAATTTTTCTTGGTTACCGTTTGGGTCTATAGCTAATATATACTCAGTTGTCATACCATCGGCTGTTTCAAACTGAAAGTAATTACCTGTTTTTTTGTGGTATGTAGAGCCATATCCTAAATCTCTATTAAGAAATTTTATTGTATTATCACTGTTTTGATTAAAGTGATAGCCATCGCTTTTAACAAGACTAGGTATATTCATTATATAATTAGACTCGTTTTCTATAGCTTTAGGATCTTGTTCTTCGTCTGTTATTTTTATAAATGTACCAGTTCTAGTTTGTTCTAGTTGTTCTTTTGATTTATTAAGAAACTCAAGTCTTTTTTCTTCAGTGTTAAAACTGAAAGCATTTGGTAAATTTTCGTGGTTTGCTATAGAGTTATCGCCATATGTACTAGGATCATTAATATTAAATTGTTTTAAAAAAGTGTCTTTTGCAACTTTCTCTCCGTTTCTAAGTATATAATCTGTACCATCTTCAAATTGTCCGTCAGAAATAGGTATTGTAACACTCTCTACTTTGGTGGTTTTTATTTCTGGAGCTAAAACTAGTCCTTCAAGGTTATCATCAGGATATTCCATGCTAGAAACATCAACATCTGTTTCGGGGTTTAAAACACCACCACCTGCTATAATGTTTTCACGAACATTTGCAATGTCTATATCAGTTTGAGTTTTAGGGCCACTAGCAGGCTCTATACCTGGAACTGAAGATGAAGTAATGTTTTTATTTTCATTAGTCAACTTCTTTCTTATAAGCTCAAGCTCATTCTCAGTATAAATACCGAGGTCTATATAAAACTGCATTTGCTTTTCAATATCTACCATACTAAGACTCCTTGTTGTTTTCTTGTTTTTTGTTTACTTCTTCTTCTTTTATCTTGCCTTTTTCTATTAACTTATCCGCTTCTTGCATTTCTTTTTTAGTCATATAATCCGGGTTAAATGACTTTCTAATTCTATTTGCAAAATACTCATGTAGTCTATTATCTATTTCAGGATTAAATGCATCAAGTTGTAATATGTTTTCAGCAGCCGCACCCATATTCATTAAGTAATCTACATTTTCGTTCATGTAATCTTGTAAAAAATACCTACCACCAATTTTATCAGACACAAAAGATTTCCAATTATCGTTTTCAGCTAGTAAATTACTAACAGCATAATCAACATCAAAATCTAAAGGCTTACCAATATTATTTCTTTGTTTAACGGCATCTTGTTGCATTGTCATATAAGTATTTTCACCATCACCTTTTATGACCCAGTTTTCTGTAATATCTTCTATTTTTTTAGTTACCTCTTCTCCTTTTTCATTTGGCACGGTAAGAACTATATTCATGTTTCGATCAAAAGAAATAGTACCTTGTTCTGTCCAAAATGCTCTATCCCAAGTTAAATCTGTATAATTTGAAAATAAATTTTTACCACCAACTCCACCTCCGTAGTTCATGGCAAACTCTTCTTTGATACCTTTTAAATTTTCTAAGTCAGTTTTTATTTTTGTAACAGCACCATAAAATTTACCAGCTCTTATTTTATCACCCTCTGCCATAGCTTTATCATAGTTTCTAACTAAACTAGAAACAAAATCATCTATTATCTGTTGGTTTCTTTTACCATGTATTTCATTTACCTTAGAGTCTTTACCATAAGGCATGTTTTCAAAATATTTTTTAACTACTTTATCTGCCATATTTCTTTATTTTATTAACCTCCAGTTATACCTGAAATTATTGAAGCGCCAGCACCACCTGATAAAGCACCGATACCACCAGTAACAGCTCCAGATACAAACTGGTCTAATTGTGCATTCGCATTATCAATAGCTTGATCAGCAGCTGCTTTTCTACCAAGAGCCATTTCTAACATTTTGTCTTGTTTTGCAAACTCAAAATCTTCTTGCATTTTTCTACCTTCTCTTTCTAACATGTCTCTTCTTTGCTCACCTTCTCTAGACAATTGTTGTAATCTACCCGCTTCACCTCTTGCTCTAGCTTGATTAGCTTGCTCTTGCATACCAATAGAAGCAGAGGCTTGTTGCGCTTGTTTTAAACCTTGGTTTGCTAATACCTGTGCTAAACCTGCTACACCACTACCACCAGCAGCACCTTTCATGTTAGCCATAATGTTAGATAAGTTTTGTTGTGATTGTTCTTTTTGAAACTCAGCAGCTTTTAAATCTACAGTTTGATCTTCATATACGTTTTCCATATCAGCATATGGATTTTTTACACCAGCATAAGGATTAGTCATTTTTCTGTCTTCCCATGCGTCCATTTGGTTACCTAAATCTTCATTTGCAGCTCTTTGCTCTCTTCTTCTAGCAGCTCCGCCAAACAAAGCATTTATAAATTTATTTGGTGATGATTTTTTATATGCCATAATTTTATTTATTTATATGTATAATAGTCACAGTTTTTATGTTTTTTTTACTTAACCACAAGTTATAAACCTTTCTAAATCAAAATACAAAGAAGTGTTTGACAAAGGTACGTTTTGAACATCTATAACACCTCTTATTTCAAAACCTTTTACGCTTTCAGTAAAAACACTTTGGCCTGAGTCTAAAGTTTGGTTTGCACTTACAACTATAGTACCAGCACCTGTATTAGTACTTTTAGAAACAATGGTAGCATCTACAACTTGAGGCCCTGATATTTTAGCACCAATAGCAGCTGCACCAACTTGGTTTAAAGGTATAGTTGTAGAATCATTAACACCACTTGTTGTTGTGGCAGTAAATGTAGATGTATTTACTATTTCAACATCTCTTATATTAACAATCATATTTGATGCTTTTTGTATTTGCTGTTGGCCTCTAGCAATTATTCTTACAGTATCACCTGCTAAAGCAGCTGCTTGTTGTTTGTTAAATACTACATTGCCAAGTTGTGCTGTAGGTATTCCATTTCTATCAGAAGTTCTAACATCATTACCAACAGGATCAACACCTTTTACATTAACATCTAAAATGTTTTTAGTTTGAATACTAGAAGTATAAGGCCCTTCTACAACATTTGTTAAAGTTTTAGTTGTTGTATAAGAAGATATAAAAGATCCTTTTGTTACGTTTGTAGCATTTCTTCTTGGATCTAGCTCCATACCACTTGATAAACCAACTATGTTATCTATTGGAAATCTAAAAAACAAACTACCACCACTAGTATTCTCACCTTCTAAAGCTATACCAGCACTACCAATAGTTCTAGATAAAACAACACATAAATCATCTGTTGTTGGTAGCCTATCAATTAATAATGCTCTACCCACTGGTTGTTGCACTTCAACAGAAAAACTTTTACTAAAAGAAGCTCCAGTATAACTTGTTATTAGATCAGCACCTGAAGTACTGTCTGTAAAATGTGGTTGCACTCCATTAAAAGGAGGTGTTAAAGATATTGCAGTACCATCGCTAACACTATTATTTACGCTAGTTTGAAACTCTTTAACATTGTCTCTATCTGGGTTTAATGAAGTTACCAAAGTAAACTCAGCAGTTGTCATTTCTGTTCCACCTGATCCTCCTGTAACTAAATCGTTTAATCCAATATTTTTTGATGTAAGAGTTTCATCAACAATAAATTTATTAGCATTACTTACAGCTCCGTCTATAGTTAAATTATCACCAGCCGTATAAAGAGAAGGTGCAATACAAGAGAGCGTTAAAACTATAGCTTGGTCTTGCGATAATATTTTAGTTAAAACTAGTGAGTCAGAACCTGTAGATTCATTTAAATTAATAGTACCATCTTCATTATTAACTTCATTTAAACCAACATGTGTAGTTTGACAGTTACCAACTATTTCCGCTATAACATCAATAGTATAAGTTTTACTTGTAGCAGCAGGAAAACTTATATTGTTAGTATATCCATCGCCTTCTAGTCTAACTTTATACAAACCAACATTGTTTGATACCCAAGTGCTATTATAAAAATCATAATAATTATTATTGTTGTCATAAACAATAATACTAAAATAAGCACCTGAATCACCATTTATAACAAAACCTCTTGACTCTCCATCTGGATCTATATCTGTAGTATCAATATTAAAACCTGAAATAACTTTTTGTATATAACCAAATTGAGCAATATGATGTGCGTCGTTCATTAATTTACCGTTAGGCATAAAATGAAAACCTTTTGGTGCTGCAACACCGTTTAATTCTTTTATAAATTCTTTTTGCTCGTATGACATATTATTTACTATTTATTACAACTTCACTACCTACAGAAAACAACTCGGCTTTCTTTTTAGAATTATTAACAAACTTTGCTCTAGCATAATAACCTAGCACATCACCATCTGTTTGGTTATATTTAGAAAACAATATAAAATCTCCATTGTTAGGTATATTAGGGTTAGTTATAACTGTTTCATCTACATCTAAAGTAACAACATCTCCAATTATATTTATTCTTCTAAGCACTCCCACTATAGAGTCAGGTCCTATATTAACAGCTTCTTGATCATTAGCGCCTGCTTGCGTATCAACAGGTGTGCTATACACCAAATCACCAACTTGCAGCGAGTCATTTAAATTTGTTATGTTTAATGTTATTATTATCATATTAATAGCCTCTTCTTAAATTATTTCTTCTAGGT